GTACAATAAGGGAATGACCGAAAAGACGTATCTCCCACAGGACGAAGTTGAGTTTCTCAAGACTTTGACTCGCCCTGATCTTGAGTCAAGGCTCCGCGCTCTCTGGGAGTCTGGGTGGTCTTTGGCGATCCTCGGGGAGTCTGTTAGACCCCAACGTCCGAAAACTACGATCCACTTCTGGGTCAAGCGTGCTTCATCGCAGCAGCAACTGAGGCCCGTACCTCCGCCCCCACCAAAGTCCCTCACGACTTCCGTGCCAACAAAGAACGCCCCGCGTCTTCGGAGCATCTCCCCTGGGGTTCCGCCCGACATGAAACCCCGCCTCAAAGAACTTGCCACGCTTGCCAGACGCTATCGCGCCCGCACAACACCAGACTCTCCTCTGGCTCAGGCCAATAGGGATCTAACCGCTATGGCCATTGCTCTGCGAAGCATGGGAGTTCCGACGGCAGCGATCGCCGAAGCAGCAGGGGTTTCGTATCGAGCTATGGCTAGGAGGCTTAGCAAGAATGCGAACGTATAAAACCAACTCGGGGACTTACACGGAAGACGAGTTGTCGATTGTTGTGTGGAAAAATCCGCGACACATAAAAGAGCCACAGGCGCGAGCCCTGGAAACTATGACTTCTGAGAGCTCCCCGTACCCAATGGCCTTCCCCACAAAAAGCTTTATTCGCAATCGCTCATGGGCAGCTGCAGTACGGGTTTCTTCGATGGAAGAAGCAATCCAAGAAATTCCTAACAGCAGTCGTGCTCGACCCGTGATTGTTCCGCTTCCCGTAGCCAAGCAAACTTTTGGTTGGGAGAACTTTTATGTCCCTTCGGAGTATGTCGAATGAAAAGAGTAGATGTTTTTCCTGCCATGGTCTGGCTTATGCCGCCCGATCCTTTTCTCCTTCTCGAAAAGATTGATCCCCTTGAACCTTTCCCTCAGGGGACCCGAAAAGTGGATCGCACCAGGGTTGCTGTAGTTAGAGATCTGGTTCTTATCGCAAGAGATTCGCCCGAGGGACCGCAGCTTGTTTTCAGAGAAAAAGTCGCTGAGCAATTTCACAGGGAAAAATACTCATATATCCGAACAGATTCAGGTAAAATTCTTGTACTGACAAAAGACAACAACTGCGGTTGTGGTTCAAGACTAAGAAGCTGGAACCCTTATGGAAATATCATTGGCTCAAGCGAGGATCCCGTTGGATAAGGAAACAACTATCGAGGTTTTAGAAGAAGCCTTGATGCACGTCTATGGTCTGTGTATTCACGTAGACCTAGAAGCTGGCGTTGTCCCTCCAGCAGCAAGAGACTGTCGACGCTGTGTGGCCGAGGAGTTGGCCAGCGCCTTGAATCGCAAAGCAGGTCTTGTGTGGGAGCAATAGAGTTTGTCATTCTCGGTCTAGCAACTTTTCGTATTACAAGACTAGCCACACGCGACACGATCTTTGAATCTGCGAGAAATAAGTTTTGGCGTCGTTTCCCGCCAGAAACCAGCAAAATAGGCTACCTACTGACATGCGAATGGTGTTTGTCCGTGTGGGTAGGATCATTAGTTGTTATATCGGCTATGATTATTCCAGTGACTGTTTATGTCTACGCTGTTTTTGCAGTGTCGGCATTGGCAGGCCTGTTGACCGCATACGAAGACAAATAACTCGTATTCCGCAACATAGACAAGAGGTTCCCCTGTGGGCGTTTTTAGTAAAGACAATACTTCACCCGAGCCATCTGAAAAGGCTGCTCCGAAGGGCAAGAAACGTAAGCCAGCGACCACACGCTCCACTCAGGTTGTCTATAACACCACACCTCAGCGCTCTAACTCAATCTTTACAAATCAAGCCAAGCCAGTTCCTTATAACTTCCCTCGCAGCCTAACTGCCGCTGCAGTACAGGTAAAAACGAATGATAAAGGAGAATTCGAGCAGTTTCGTGCTCGCCGCTCCGCCAACTCATCAGCCTGGCAAGCAGAGGCCTGGGAATACTACGACGCGATTGGCGAGATCAAGTACGCATTCAACCTGGTAGCCTCCGTCGTCTCGCGTATTCGCATTTACGCTGCTGCCGTTGACGACCCTAGTCAGGCTCCCGTTTCAGTAAACGAATCTCGAGTTATTGATCAAAGTCTTGCAGCAGCTGCTCAGCGGGCTCTTGATCGGCTCAACTCCGCATACGGTGGACAGCCTGGATTGCTCAAAGACGCCGCGCTCAACCTAGCTGTCACGGGTGAGTGCTACCTCGTTCAGATGCCAGCCCGTCCTGGCTCTGGGATCCCCGAGTCTTGGGACGTCCGCTCCGTCGACGAGGTTATCGCAGACGCCAAAGGCAACTACAGCGTCATCGGACGCCGTGAGCAGGCCACAGGCGGAGGAATTGGCCAGAGCGGAGCTGCTCCAGCCGCTCTTTCCAAGAATGCTTTTGTGGGACGCATCTGGCGTTCGCACCCCCGATTCTCAGATGAGGCAGACTCTAGCTTGCGTGGTCTGCTTGACCTCTGTGCCGAACTCCTTCTACTGAACAGGACATTCCGTGCTACCGCTCGCTCTCGTCTCAATGCTGGCGCTCTTTATCTACCTGATGGGCTTTCGGTGGCTGCTCAAGGCGACCCAGACATCTACGACTCAGAGGATGGAATCGGAGCTGGATTCACAGCAGAAGAAGCCGAAGACGAGTTCGAAGAGCAACTGATTGACGCGATGACGACTCCTATCCGCGATGAGGAGTCTGCATCTGCGGTTGTCCCGCTAATTATTCGTGGTCCGTCTGAATTGGGCGACGCTATCAAGCAGTTCAAGTTTGAGCGTTCTTTTGACCCCGCTCTTGCCGAGCGTTCCGACCGAGTGTTGGAGCGGATTCTCCAGGGCCTCGATGTCCCCAAAGACATTGTCACTGGCTTGGCCAACGTTCGCTACTCAAACGCTCTGCAAATTGACGAGTCACTCTACAAGGCTCACATCGAGCCTCTCATGCTTCTGATCGTTGATGCTCTCACGAATGTTTACCTGCGTCCCTACCTCATGGCGAATGGCTACTCTGAGGCAGAGGTCAACCGCATCACCGTTTGGTACGACCCCAGCGCCGTCTCCACCCGCAACGACCGCGCTTCGGATGCCAACGAAGGATACGACCGCAGAGCGATTTCGGCAGACACCTGGCGTCGGGCTCACGGCTTCTCAGACCAGGACGCCCCGACCGCTACAGAAGTTGCTCTGCGTCTACTGCAAGACCGCGGAGTTGTCACGCCAGAGCTTACCGAGGCCATGCTTGGTGCGGTAGCCCCCGACGTTATGAACGCTGTTCGCGAGGCTCAGCAGGGATCTTCGGTTGCCCCGTTGCCTCCCGAGGTTGAAGAAGCTTTGAAGAACGCTGTTCCAGGTGCTGAGGGAGAGGGTGGACCAGCACCTCAGGCACCCGAAGAAGGTGAACAAGAGGAAGCCCCTGCTCCGACTGCTGAAGATCTCGAACCTACTGACGAGGAGTTGAGTCAGTAATGTCGGATCCTAAAGAATTGTACGAAGCTCTCTCGGCTAACGAGAAGACTTTGATGTCTCTTCGCCAACAGATTCGCACTTCTGAGTTGGCTGATAGTTCTGAGAAAAAGCCCGCCCCTGAGGGTTACCACTACATGCCCGACGGTACTTTGATGAAGGACTCGGAGCACGACGACGAGGCTGCTGCCAAGAAGAAGCGCACTAAAGCTCAGACTCCTGCCCCGAAGAAGGACCGCATTAAGGGTTCGAAGAAGAACCCTAAGGGTTCGGCTGCTGGTGGCAAGAAGATTACGTTCTCTAAGGAGATTGAGACTGGCCTTCAGAACAAGGTAGACAAGCACAACAAGACTGCGTCAAAGGGCCGTAAGGCTACTTTGCGGATGCTAAAGGCCGTGTTCCGCCGTGGTGCAGGCGCATACTCCACAAGCCACCGTCCTGGTAAGTCTCGCAACCAGTGGGCTTACGCTCGTGTCAATGCGTTCCTTCGTCTACTGAAGTCTGGCAAGCCCAGCAAGTCGGCATACGTGCAGGACAACGATCTCCTGCCAGCTAGCCACCCTCGCTCAACTAAGAAGAAGAGTTCAGTCGAGAAGCCCATGCTTGCTAGCAGTGCTTTCTTGATTCCCGAAGAGCAAGATTTGGCAGAAGCAATCTACGAGGTTGTTCAGAAGCACGGAAAGTTTGACCAAGACGGTGATGGCGTGTGGGCTGGTTATACCCCCGCCTCGGAGAACGAGGATGCGGAGATTGGCGTAAAGTGTGCCAACTGTGTCTTCTACCAGGGTGGAGACCAATGCGCCATCATCGCTCTCCCTGTTGACGAGAACGGCGAGGGCAAGTGTCGCTTTGCGATGCTCCCCGAAGGTGCTGTTGTCGGCAAAGATGTTCCCCTTCGCGATTCAGAAGACTTAGAGCTTCTGCTTGCCGACGGTATGGCAGACGCAGAGCTCGACGTAGAACTCAAAGAATACTCGGAGTACGCCTCCACAGAAGAAGCCATCCTGGCTCTCGCTGAGTATTCCGACCTTGGTTACGATGCCGAGGCTCCCCTTCGTGCTAGCTGGCTCAGAGCTGTTCGTAACGGTGAAGAGCCCTTTAAGCGAGCCAAGATGCTCGCTGATCTTGGTTACGACAGCTTGGACGCTGACCTGTTGCCGAAGCGGGAGGAATACCTTTAATGGCCGATTACGCAAGGCGGCCAATCCGCTACACCACTGAGTCTGAGCGACTTGCCAAGATTAGGGAAGCCGCTCTTGCTTTGGTTGCAGCAGCGAACGAAGATCACATCGGAACTCGTGTCATTCCCCAGGGAACGGCGAAGAAAGTTGTTGATCGGGCTCTTAAAGGAACAAGAGAGCAAGCTTTCTCGATCCGCAAGAACAAGGCCCTTTCAGAAATTTCTGCATTCATCACTCTTTACCAGAGGAACAAGATTGTCGGTAGGTACGCCTCCCACACGGACCTTCTTCCGATCGCTCACCCACAGTCATCCAAAGCTCACAATCTTTCGACAACAGATTTGTTGAGGGCTAAGGCTCGTTGGTACACAGACGACACCGCCATCGCTGATGACACAGTACGCAGCCTTGTGGCATCGGCTCTCACCTCCATTCGCAACACCCCAGAGCACGCGTACGCCACCGCAAGACTTGCAAGCCTGCCCAGCGGTCAGGTTCCCCGCTACACACTTCTTGCCTCTTATTCGGGTGGAAACTCCTGGGCAGCCCGCTCCGCTCGCGCCCGTGTACAACGTCGTGACCGCAAGGGTCGATTTGCCTGGATGGGCGGAGGCTTTAGCTTCAAGGGAATGTTCAACGGTGGAGCATTTAACTTTCTGGGCCGAGTTGTTGGCTGGGGAGACGGAAACAGTGCATGGGTTGAACTTCCCAACGCCGCTATTGTCAAGGTTGACGTTAGCAAGGGTGAAGCAATCAAAGCTGTTATTGATCCACCCAACGCTGGCAAGGACTGGCAGCCCGACTCCACCAGCATCGAATCTAAGGATGACTTTGTAGATGTCAGCAGCATGGAAGTTCGCAAGGCTCCTCCTGGCTTCTCCGAGGACAAGGACTACACAGGCCCCAACGCAGACGTCAAGCGTTACTACGGTCAGCGTCTCGACTACGGCACTAAGTACACTGACGACGCCTACGACGTCATTGTCTTCGACACCCCCAACCAGTACGCAGCTGACGAGTTCGAGGTTGCTCAGCAGCGTGAGGGCGAAGGCAAAGACGTTGTTACCCGAGGTCGTGGCGAGAATGGTGGATTAAACCCCAACCGACCAGTAATGTTTGTGCGTCGTCGTAACGACGAGTATGACGACATGGACTTTGCTGTCGTTCAGTCCTGGTCGGACGTTCAGCTGATCATCCAGGAAGACGAGCCCAAGTACAAGAAGGGCGAGCCTCCCACACCCACCGCAGATGGATTCCAGGACAAAGAAGAGGGAACCGAGTACTCTCCTGAAGATCTTAAGCCTGGTGAGCCAGCACGTCCCGCTCCCACCCCGCCTTCAGCACCAGAACCTGAGCCAGCTCCCGAACCTGAAGCCCCCGCAACTCCTAAAGTAAGAAGGGTTGCTCCTGGGGACACAGTTACAGACGAAGACATTGAGAACCTGCCCGTCAACGAGGACACAAGGCAAAAGGCAGTAGTCAAGCAAGGCTCTAAGTTTTACGTGGCTGAGAGCAATGATTTCTATGAAATCGACCCAGACACTGCTGAAGACCGTATACCATCAAAAGTTAGAAACGAAAACGGATTCGTAACTCCTGTTAGACCTCAGCCTAGAGGTGATTTTGAACTCGTACAGCTTCCTGGGTACGACGAAAACGCACCAGGAACTGGAATTGTTGAAAGCGTTCAGCTGAATAAACCCCGCGAGGGCGACTTCATTAAAACTAAAGACGGCGAGTGGACTAAGGTTGTCAAGCTAGACCGCGAGCGTCGTAAGCGACCTTCGGATAAAGCTGGTCGTCGTCCTATGACGGACGAGACTTTCGACTACACCTACGAAAATGGTGACGGCCATACAGCAGAAACCACTAACGGTGGACTTGGGTTTGACCAAGGAAAAGAGCGCCTTGAGATTGTTCGCGCTGCTGATTTGGCTGAGGAGCCCACACCAGAACCTGAAGCCGCACCAGAGGCTCCCGAAGCAGAAGCCCCAGAAGCTCCGTCTGGACTTGGCCCCTCCGTTTCTGCCGAGGAAATTCAAAACATTAAAGAACAGTCCATGCTCGATCACATCAAAGAGCAAGGACGCTTTCCGCTCCCCCGCGGTGCTCGCAGCTCGGGTTCGGCTGGCAATACAACTGATATTGCCGAGGGTGCAAAGCGCGACTACAACAAAGTCTACGACCTGCTTAAAGAGCGGGACCCTGAATTTACCGAAAAGTATCCCGACTTTGACGCATTCTGGGACAAGGTTCAAGAATATGGTGTAGACGACAAGAGTCGAGCGTATGACTCTTCAGTTCCCTCTGACGAAACTGAAAATGTTATCCCAGAGGAGATGAAGCAGTTCAACCGTGCTTACGCTGAGGCTGTTCTCGGTATGGACCCCGACGGTGAGATTACCCTTTACCGCAATGCAATCAATAACCCCGCCAACACTAAGCAGGCTGGAACTGGTTATTGGTCAACTGACAAAGACTTCGCTCAAGATTACGGTGCTACAAAAGACAAAGTCGGCGGATTAAACGGATTCTACGAAGGCAAGTTCCGTCCCGATCAAATTGGCGGAATGCTCGGATACAGCAAAGCCGAGGACGAATTTGCTGTCACTATTGGCCCAGACGTAGCCGCAGAAGACGGACGCGTTGCAAAGATTGCAGAAATCAGTCCACCCAAACTTCCCGACTTTTTGTTGAACCACACCCCCGAGGGTTCCAAGTTTACTTTGGGCGAGGATCTCGAATCTAATAGGCGAACAGGCGGAAGCGCTTTCCGTTTTAATGCTCTCGCTGGTTCTATGGACTTCAGCAAAATTGACAATAACCCCATGGGAGATGGAAAGCTCCAGGACTTCTTAGACGCAAACGGTCTTACTGTTGACGAATTCCGAGGGCGCTACGATGCACTCTACGGAGACGGTGCCTACGCAGAATCTAAAGAAGCTGGTAATAACCCCTCTTTCCAGGAACTCCAAAAATCTTTTATTCAAGACGAAGATGGAAACTGGTTCCTTGATGTAGCAAGAATTGTCAACCCCAACGACAACACTCTTGTAACGCCTTCTTACGGAGACGGTGACCCCGAAACTTGGAAGAACGACAAGTTCGACGCCAAGATGAAGATGCTTGGGCTTATTCAAGACATCACTGGCCAGGAATTCATGTCGGAGCGCAAGTACGACGAGCCAGAAGCAGACGACCGCGTCGAAGAAGCACCTGAGGCAGAAGCTCCCGAAGTTCCGCCCACCGAGCCGCCCACACCAGAGGAAACCCCCGAGGACCCAGAACCAGAGGGCGAGTACACACCTGACGAGCTAGCTCTCGGCTACATGGCCGACAAGGTTAACGACGGCGAGTACATGATCCCTGGGGACGACACAGGTCCTGCAATGATCATCACACAGCAGCCTGATGGAAAGTGGGTTGTCACTTCCTTTGATAGCAGCCCCTCGGGCGAAGACACTCGCGAGTCTGACATTGGCGTTTACGACACCGCCGAGGAAGCTTTTGACGTAGCCAACATCAACCGTGTTGGTGGCCCTGTGGACTTTAGCGAGAAGCAGAAGCGCCCGAAGAAGAAGAAGAGGCACCTGCCGAAGCGCCGACCGCTCCAGAGGGCTTCTACCCAATCGATCCTACTCAGGAGTGGGAGCCAGAGGGGGCTGCCGAGGATCAAGAGTCACCTGACTTCACAGACGACCCCGTTGAGTTGGCTGAGCGCTACAGTCAAGACGAGCTCAGGGAGGCACTGCGTCAGGGTGTTGAGGGAACACCTCAGAAGCCAGCCACTGGTTTCGGGTTCCTCGGATTTGACGATGGAGATGAAGCTGTACCTGTCGAAGCAATATTCGACGCTCTCATCGAGCAGGGCTGGGATGCTTTAAACGATCTTCGTAGAATCTACGAAGGCACTGACAGAGGAGAGCCCGATGTCGAAGAGGTAGAAGAGCCAGAAGACCCCGAGGTAACTCTCGAGGACTACGCTAATCCTTCATCATCGAATTTTGAGTGGCCAGCTGCCCTTGACTCTCTGTCTGATGAAGAAAAGCAAAACATTGTTGAAGGTGACAATGGGTGGCTTGACTATCTCGACGAGAACAACGAGGTCGAAGCACCCGAGGGGTACACCCTTCCAGATACGGAACCGTTCCCGATTAACCAGTCTATTCGTCCCGACGACGCCCCCGAGTGGTTCCCCGACTCTCCGCTTGCGTTGGCTGGCTTTGCTCAGCCCGACTATCTCGAGCAAGCATTGCGCGAATCAATGCGCCCCGATGCAGAAGAGCCTGGTTACGCAGAAATTTCTTTTGAGACGGAAGACGGAGAAGCCTACTCAGCTCTTGTTTCCAGCGAAATTATTCGTGATGCTCTTCAGCTCCAGGGAGTCGACACCAACGAAATTATCGAAGAGGAGCTCCAGGAGTCTCCCACTCCCGAAGAGGTAGAGGACGCTCTTGATGGCGAAGGCATTGAGCCTGTAGCTGATGAGGCTCCCGCTAGTGATCTCTCCGAAGGCGACACAATCAACGCCGAGCAAGTTGGTGAGGGTGCTGCTGATAACCTGCCCGCTGGAACAATTCTTGCCAGAGAAGATGGGTGGAAAGTCAAGAAGGCCTTGGATGGTCGCTGGTATGTCATCCCGCAGGGAAAGAAAAAGGGACCGTTCCAAAACACCATCACCGATCGTCCTCAAGGGGACGACGACTGGTCGGTCGAGTCGATTGGAACAACCGAAAGTCTTAACGACCTGATCCCGATTCAGAAAGCTAAAGAGCTTAACTTCCAGGTCAACAAAGCCAGAAAAGATATCCGAGAGATCCCTGAGGCGGACGTCGAGGCTCGTCAGGCAAAGCAACAAGAAATTGACGAACTCGAGCAAGAGCTCTTTGAAACTTGGGGAGACGCACGTCAGGCATTTGCTTTGCTTGAAAGACGTAAGCAGCTTGCCGAGCTTCGCAAGCGCAACGACCTCACCGACGAGCAGAAGGCCGAGGTGGAAGACGCCTGGACTAAGAGCTACGACGCTCTTATTGATCTTCGTGACGGCACCACAGACAAGATGTCCAAGGCCGATAATAAACGTCCGCCGAAGGTTGGCCCCGAGCCTTCCAACGAAGAGTACGAGAAGCTTCTTCAGCCGTTTGACTTTGAAGACCAAGAAGAAGTCAAAGACAGCGAAGATATTGCCGAAGAGGGCAAGAACTTCCCACCGTATGGAATGCCTGGTTCTGATGAGGTACCCAACTCTCTACCCGAGACCCTCCCCGAAGGTTGGAGCCGCGTAGAGGGCGACGAGACCATGATCCAGTACGAGGGAACCAACGACTACATTGGTCTGGTCGACCGAGAGGGTGCCAAGTACTGGTATGTGCTTACTGGCAACTCTGATGACAACAAGGTTTTCCAAACTCCCGAAGAAGCAATCGAGCACTACAACAAGCTCCGCGAAAGCATTGCTGATGTAGGTGCAGAGCAAGAGCCCGACCCCGTAACTGATACTGAGGCCCCCGCAGCTAGAGAAGACTTGCCAGACGCTGGGGATGTCGAAATCGAGGAAACCGAGAGGGATCCCGCTCCCGCATCTAAGCCTGACGAAGAGGAAGAAGCCGAGGCACCCGAAGACGAGACTCCGCGCAAGGAGATGAAGGTTCAGTACCTATTCAACAATGGCCTGGTCACCCTTAAGGGTGGCATAGGTGCACCCTTCCGTGATCCAGAAATCCAGGAGTACATCAGATCTAAGGGGTTCAACTTTGTAGAAGCTTTGCCTAACGGTAAGAGAATCTACTCTGAAACAGCAGAGATGTCTTTACCCGAGTTTAAAGAAGTTTTGCGTGAGCTGCGGGATCGCTTTGGAGTTGACCTCTCCCCCCGCTTTGAGGGTCGCGACATTGATATTGATGCTCCTGAAGAGGCAGAGAGCCCCACGGTTGAGCCAGGCGGCAGAGTTGATGTTGTTACTACCGACAGGACATTCAACCAATATGAGCGTGCTGGAACTGTTGCTAGCGACGACCTCGATAAGTTCAACGAACTTGTGGCTGAGCGTCAGAGGCTCTGGAAAGAGTGGAAGAACTCCACCGACGGAGACGAACAGAAGGTGCTTTACAGGTCCTACGCTCGCACCACCGACGAAATTGAAGCTCTCTTCACGCCCAACACACAGGCCAAGAAAAACACAGAAACCACAGAGCCATCAGAGCCTATTCCTTCTCGCTTTGGCGGAGATGTCTCCAACGAATGGGTTGACAACGATGAAAACGCATTCGACGTAAATGATGCGCCTGTAGTCGGTGACATTCAGATCGGTGACTTTATCCCCGCAGCCGACGGTGGTTGGCACGAAGTCATCAACCTCGAGCCAGACCCCGACGACCCAGACGGAACCATTGTCACGAAGATGCGTCTGTCTAACGGTGAGGTGTTCCGTGGTCGTAAGACGACAAAGCGTAGCCCTGGACTTGGTTGGGCAAACGGAAAAGAGATTAGCGGTCTTCGTCGACGCAAGGACTTCGACGGGCTTTCACGAAACGAAATCGAAGAAACCCTGCAGGACATGGCCCACGATGATCGCTGGGATGCAGACGTTGAAGCCGGGATAGCCACTGCGCTAAGACTGATGAGCCAGACAATGATACAGTCGCACTACGTCCTGAACCGTGCCCGCATGGATGCCAAGGACAGCACCGATGGGAACAGGCTTGTTTGCTACATCGATTACCGGGATGCCAGCAAAGGGTACTCCACCAGCCGGAAGGCTTTCTATAGCGCGGATGAGGCTCGCAAATGGGCCAAGGCCGAGTTCGAGAGTTTCAATGAGGACATGATAAACTACTTCTAATAACCAACGCCCTCCTTCGGGGGGGCTTTTAAAATCCGACAAATGGACTACTGGAATGCATACAGGAAAAGGAAGCAATGGGTGAACGATAACATCACCCGGCTGGCCGAAGAATTGACCGAGAAGGGCTGCACGGTATACCTGCCCAAGGGCGACAGATACAAGACGTTTTTCGTTGCCGTGAAAGGAGAGAACCACATCTGTCTTGAATGGCAGGAAGTTCCCTACCGCTGGCAGACGTACAGACAACTGGTTCCCTCACGGGAACACGGCAGTTCTGCGAGCATGAAAGAAATGGATGGTACCCTTGACCCTTGGAGCGCAGAAAGCCTCTTAGAAGCCATGGTACCCTACCCCTTTCCGGGCCGCGACAAAGAGAAACTTCACTATTTAGAACCACTTAAAAATTAAACCCATGACACACGAACCAACTCACGAACCGAACCTTGAAAGGTGGCTTGAACTACCCGTTCCGAAATACTATGTAGAGCGCGGTGCCAACGCATTTCAGATAATGGGCAACTTCCAGCGGGCCGCCAGACAGGCCGGGTGGGGCACAGACGACCTCAACGCCTTTATCAAGTTGCTGACCAGCGGGGATTATGAAACCCTATGCGATACCATTGATACAATTTGTTTCCCATACTAAACCGAAAGCCATGAGAGATTCATATTACCACATCGTAACGGAGAGCCAAGAGGATGGTTCCCTTGACCACCACGACATTGAACTTACCTACCTGTCCAAATTTGTGAAGCAGTGGCGGGAAACCCACAACCTGCACATCACCTTCATACGGTGCAGCGAACATGAGTGGGTCGAGAAATTCAGGCCAATCATAAATAAGTACCAACTGGGCGAGCAGGTTTCTATACACTGCAAGCCGATACCGCCACTCTGGGGCCACACTATAGGCTTCGAAGGTGGTAGTGCCAAGGTGAGGATTATCGCGCAGGACACGGGCAAATTACCCCTTTACAAGGCACGCGGGTTCACGACCATGGGCATCGAACTTATCTGGGCCGAAGAACAAGACCTGACAGCCGGATGGGTAAACCTATATGCTCTGGATTTGGATAGTAAATAAATGCTAACTATATTGCAGCAGATTTAAACGTAAATACAAATTTAAAAATCAACATCATGACAGTAGAACAAATTTTAACCGGAACAAGTGAAGCAGCAGAACACATCAAGAAAATCGACAATGCTCTTTTTGATGTAATTGATTACAACCCCCCAGCACCGACCCACATCGACCTTAACCTACCCACCGATGTGCAAATCGACAAGCCTACCAGCCATCAGGTGTATGCCAGTGATGGGCGTTTCCTCGGAGAGATAGGGAAGCAGTACCGCAGCCTGCAGCCACGCCAATTCCTGAACCAGATTGTGGAAAGCGTTGCCGAGTGTGATAACTGCAACCG